CCGACATCCAAAAGAAGGCGGCAGAGTTGGAACTCAAGCGGCAGCAAATGGTCATGGATGATGATCTCAAGCGCGACCAGATGGCCCAAGATTTGTATCTCAAAAAGTATGAAATTGAGTTAAAGTACAAGTCACAGATCAGTACGGCTGAGATCGATGCGGCTCAGAATATTGATCGTGAAGCAATTCGTCAGCAGGCAGCGCTGGCTCAGCAGCAAACGGCTCAGTTTATTGAGCAGCAGCAGCAGCCCCCGATGCAGCCGATGATGCCCCCATCAACCTTTCAAGGAATGGCTCAGTGAGTACAAACGAAGACCAGGTAAACAAAGGCCGTAAGGCCAAGCAGCTACTTGAGGACGAAACCCTCAACGCTGCAATTGAAAAATTGGAAAATGACCAACTTTGGGCATTTCGATCCTCGAAACCTGAAGAGTCTGTGAAGCGGGAGACAGCGTGGTGCATGTTGCAAGCCATTAGTGGCTTAAAGCAAGAGTTGACCAAAGTAATGGACAACGGAAAGATTGCACAGAGCGCTATCACTAAATCACAGAAAAATCTAATTTAAGAAAATACTATGGCAGAAATACAAGCAACGAATTTGGCCGATGCGGCCAGTGCAATCTCAGCAATGTTGGCCCCTGAAGAAGGACAAGCGCAAGTTGGTGAGACGCAGTCAGCCGAAGAGTCCGAAGAGGACTTAGAGGCAGCGGCTTCTGAGGATGATGAGTCTGGTGTGGAAGACGCGCCAGATGAAGAAACCTCAGAGGAACAGTCTGGAGAAGAGGAAGAGCAAGAGGAGCAAGAACAGCCACAGACTTTCACCGTCAAGATTGACGGTAAGGAAGTCGCTGTGACGCTGGACGAACTCCAAAAAGGCTATTCAAGGACTCAGGACTACACCCGAAAAACGCAGCAGATTGCCGAGGTGCGAAAGCAAGTCGAGGCAGAGACGCAGGCAGTTCGGGCCGAGCGTGGACAGTACGCTCAATTGTTGGGAGCATTGCAAGCCCAGCTTCAGGCTTCAGAGCCGCAGGTCGATTTGGATCGTCTTTATAACGAAGACCCAATCGAGTGGGTGCGGCAAAAAGAGGTTTTGCGGGAGCGACAGGAGAAGGCATACGCTATTCAGGCCGAGCAGCAGCGTCTTATCCAGTTGAGTCAGCAAGAGCAGCAGCAGTCTATGCAGCAGCATCTGGAAAGCCAGAAAGATGCGCTGTTGGCGGCACTGCCAGAGTGGAAAGATCCAAAGAAAGCAAAGCTTGAAAAAGCGATGCTGATTGAGTCTGCCAAGTCTGCCGGTTTTTCTGATGAAGACTTGAAGAGTGTTTACGATCACCGGCTGGTTTTACTGCTGCGAAAAGCGGCACTGTTCGACCAAATGGTAAGTAAGCGTCAAGGCATTAAGCCTGTGGTGAACAATGGCCCACGACCAGCCAAGCCAGGAGCAGCGGGTCGGGTTTCGACAACAAGTGAGGTTACTCGCGCACAACAGCGTCTTGCAAAAACTGGCCGTGTCGATGATGCGGCTGATGCAATTTACAAACTTTTAAGATAGGGAAAAATCATGGCTATCGTTAGCAATACATTCCTGACTTACTCTGCAAAGGGTATTCGGGAAGATCTTAGCAATGTGATCACCAACATTGCGCCTGAAGAAACGCCTTTTATGTCCAACATTGGACGCGAAACTGTGACCAATACTCTGTTTGAATTTCAAACAGATACATTGGCCGCAGCCGCTGCCAACGCCCAGCTTGAGGGTGATGATGTCGGCACTTTTGATTCCGTGGTCGCCACTGTTCGCGTGCAGAACTACTGCCAGATCAGCCGCAAGACTATTGTCTTGTCAGCTACTGAAGAAGTAGTAAATAAGGCAGGCAGACGCTCTGAACTAGCATACCAAATAGCTAAAAGGGGTTCGGAGCTAAAGCGTGACCAAGAATTCATCATGTTGTCAAACACTGGTGCAGATGCTGGTAACTCAACTACTGCGCGTAAGACGGGTTCTTTGACGGCCTTCTTGAAGACCAACATTGACTTTGACACCACCAATGGTGCAAGCCCAACTTACACGACCCTGCCTTCCGCTGCCCGTACAGATGGCACTGTTCGCACCTTCACTGAAACCATTCTCAAGAATGTGATTCAGAAAGTGTGGACTGCTGGCGGCACGCCAAAAATTCTGATGGTTGGCCCTGTGAATAAGCAGCGCGTTTCTGGCTTTGCTGGTATTGCTTCAAGCCGATTCAATGTTGACGGCGGTGCAAAGCCCGCCACATTGATCGGTGCAGTTGACATTTATGTCTCTGATTTTGGCAATGTGTCTGTGATTGCCAACCGCTTCCAGCGTGAGCGTGATGCGTTTGTGCTTGACCCTGACTACGCCAAGATGACTGTGCTGCGTCCTTATCAGCAGATCGAACTGGCCAAAACAGGCGATGCCGACAAGCGCATGCTGCTGGTCGAATACGGCCTGAAGGTGTTGGCAGAGAATGCTCACGGCTTGGCCGCTGACTTGGTTACTTCTTAACAGTAAGCAACGGGAAGGGCCAGAGAAATCTGGCCCTTTTTTAAATGATTGACAAAAGACTATTTAGCGAAAACAAAGATCAAGGCATCACCCGCTACTGGCATGAGAATACTAATACCGGCGATGTGACCATTGAGACTGAGCAAGACATCACGGCAGTCATTGAGGCCAACAAGGCCGTCTACAACGCTGTGGACGGCAAGGCCAACTGGAATGGAGAGTGGCACTTGGTGGCATCCATACCCGAGGCTCTCTATTACAAGATGAAAGCTGAAGGCAAGATCGATGATCAGGAGTACATGAAGCGGTGGCTCAACGACTCCGACAATCAGTTCTTTAGAACACGACCTGGGAAAGTATGAACTACATTGCGGTCTGCACTCCAGCACGGGACATGGTTCACACCATGTACAGCTACGACTTGGTGAACATGGTCGCGTATCACACGATCAACACCAATGACGCTGTGAGCCTCAAGATCTCTCAAGGCACATTGATTGCCAACCAGAGGGCAGAGTTGTCACTGGACGCAATGGCCGAGGGCTGCACCCACATCCTGTTCATTGACTCTGACATGCGGTTTCCGCAAGACATGATCGAGCGTCTTCTCAAGCATGACCTTGACATTGTGGCGACAAACTGCGCACGGCGTAGAATGCCCACTGGCCCGACAGCGCAGCTTTACAAAGAGAACGGCGACAGAGAACTGGTTTGGACGATGCCAGAGTCCACCGGACTGCAAGAGGTGGGGTCTGTGGGTATGGGCGTGATGCTCATCAAGGCCAATGTCTTTGCGGCACTGGCCGAGCCTTGGTTTGAGACGCCTTGGCGCGTGGACAAACGAGGCTATGTTGGTGAGGATGTCTTTTTCTGTCAGAAAGCAGCGGCTGCTGGCTTTAAAATATGGATTGATCACGATGTCTCCAAAGAGATTGGCCACATCGGGACTTTTGAATTCAAGCATGACCACACCTGGGTGATGAAAGAAATAAAGGCAGTCTGATGGCACTGACAACCTACACAGAATTGAAGGCATCGATTGCAGACTGGCTGAATCGTAATGATTTGACCACCACCATCCCTGACTTCATCAGCTTGGCCGAAGCGCAGATTGAACGCACTCTGCGCACCCGGCAGATGATCG